AAGGAGCGGGCCCGCATCCGCGTCGCGACCGACGACGTCGCTGAACAGCGTGACGCCAAGCAGCCCGCCACCAAGCCGGCGGCTAGGGCGCCTCGAGCTCGCGACCGGATGAAGGTCGTGAAGAGTGGCTAGGCGCACCGCCGGCCATGACGACTGACGGACGGTCATCCGGCGGCGAGTCCACGTGGGTCGTCGACTTCCCCGTCTTGTGGGTCGCGATCGACTGGGAAGAGCAGCACTGCGTCGTCTCCGATCCTCTCGTCGGGGTCAAGCGCGACGAGGACGGCAACCCGCTCCCGTTCATCGAGTACCCGCAGCAGCTGTGGGTCTCGGCGAACTGGTACCGGATCCGGCCCACGGCCAAGCTTGGCGATCTCGCCACAGCGTTCCACTACCGCCGCGTGCAGTACGTCGGACCGCAGAAGTGCGGCAAGGGCCCGTGGCTAGCCAAGAAGATCAAGGGCCAAGCGGCCGGACCTGTCGTATTCGCCGGATGGGCCAAGGGCGGCGAGAAGTACCGGTGCGCCGAGCACGGCTGTCACTGCGGCTGGGAGTACGAGTACGACGCGGGCGAGCCGATGGGCCAGCGCTGGGCCAAGCCGCTGATCCAGATGCTCGCCACCAGCGAGGACCAGGTCGACAACGTCTATGAGCCGCTCAAGGCCATGCTCAAGTACGGCCCGGACGCGCACCTGTACAACGTCGGCGAGGAGTTCACCCGGCTGCCGGGCGACGGCCTGATCCAGACGGTCACCTCGTCGGCGCTCGGCCGCCTGGGAAACCCGATCATCTTCGCTGGCCAGGACGAGACCGGAACCTTCACCACAGCGAACAAGCTCCGCAAGGTCGCCGAGACCCAGCGGCGAGGCGCGGCCGGCATGGGCGGAAGGTCGATCGAGACCACGAACCCGTGGGACCCGGCTGACGACTCAGTCGGGCAGTCCACGTGGGAGACGAAGGCCCCCGACGTGTTCCGGTTCTGGCTCAACCCGGCCGAGGAACCGTCGTTGAAACGGAAGGCAGACGGGAAGCCGTTCTCATTCTGGAACGCGCGCGAGCGAAAGAAGATCCTCGCGTTCGTGTACCAAGGGATCACGCACGCGAACCTCGAGTCGATCGAGGCCGAGGCCGTCGAGATCGGCGAGAAGGACCCCGGCCAGGCAGAGCGGTTCTTCGGCAACATGGCCAAGGCCGGCGCGGGCGCGTGGCTCAAGGACCTGACCATCTGGACGCAACGGTTCAAGCACCTCGAAGTCGCGCCGAAGACACCGATCACGCTCGGGTTCGACGGCTCCGACTCGGATGACTGGACCGGCTTCCGCTGCGAGACCCGCGAGGGGCACCAGTTCACACCGAAGTTCGCTGACGGTCGCCCGATGATCTGGGACCCGGCCGAATACGGCGGCCAGGTGCCGCGGCTAGATGTCGGGAACGGCCTGGCGCTCGTCGTCAAGACGTTCCAGCTCGTGCGCGGTTACTTCGACCCGCCGTACTGGACGACCGAGATCGACGGCTGGGCGGAAGAGTACGGCGAGAAGGTCATCATCCGGTGGTACACCCAGCGACCGCGGCCGATGCACTCAGCAGCCGAGCGGCTGCTGACTGACCTCGCCAAGAAAGACACCTCGTTCACACACGACGGGTGCACGACGACCGAGGCGCACATCGGCGCCACGCGGAAGCTGCCAAAGCCGAACGCGCTCTACGTGCTCGCCAAGCCCGGCGACGGTCGAAAGATCGACCTGACGATCCCGTCGATCCTGGCGCACGAGGCAGCCGGCGACGTGACCGCTGCTGACGAGTGGCCCAAGGACGAGACGGCGTACGCCTACTTCATCTGAACCCGAGGAGGTCACTGTGGCTGATCAGCAGACGCAGGCTCAGATCACCTCGTGGATCACGGAGATGATCTGGATCCTCGACCGACGCCGCGGGAAGATCGCGGAGCTGTTCGAGGCCTTCGAGGGCAAGCACAAGCTCGCATACGCGACGCCGCAGTGGCAGGCGTTCCACCAGGAGCGTTACCAGGGGTTCTCGGACAACTGGTGCGGCGTCGTAGGCCGCGCGCCGGTAGACCGGCTGCACATCAAGGGATTCCGCCTCGGTGACTCGACCAAGGCGCTGTCGCCGGCCGAGAACCAGCTCTGGACCGACTGGAACCGCAACGAGATGGGTGCGGCGTCGAACCAGGGGTTCCTGTCGGCGATCATCGCGAAGCGGTCCGCGGTGCTGGTGTGGGGCGACAAGGATGGGAATCCGGTCCTGAACTGGGAGCACCCGTCCCAGTTCGTGGTCGTCTACGACCCTGACACCCGCAAGCCGCTGCGCGCCCTGAAGTGGTGGGCCGACGAGGACCGCGAATACTGCACGCTGTACCTGCCTGACGCGCTGTGGAAGTTCCAGCGCTCGGCGTCGGCGATCGTGAACAACGAGGGCGTGACCCGCAGCGGGCTGTACGTGCCGACCGGCGCGCCGATCTCGATCGGTGGCTGGCAGCCGCGCGAGGTCGACGGGGAGCCTTGGCCGCTGCCGAACCCGCTCGGCGAGGTGCCGCTGGTGGAGTGGACCAACCGTCCGCTGCTAGGCGGTCAGCCGATCTCCGACATCGAGGGCGTGCTCGCGATGCAGCACGCGATCAACCTCATGTGGGCCTATCTCTTCGTGGCGGCCGACTACGCGTCGATGCCCGCGCGGATCGTCCGTGGTGAGCCGCCGAAGGTTCCGGTGCTCGACGAGAACGGGCAGAAGGTCAGCGAGAAGCCGGCCGATCTGCAGGCGCTCGCGCAGGGGCGCTTGCTGTTCCTGCCGAAGGCTGACGGCATCGACTCGTGGGAAGCGGCGAAGCTCGACGTGTTCACCGGCGTCAACAGCGAGGCGATCGAGCACATCGGTTCGCAGACGTCGACGCCGGCGCACTATCTGGTCAATAAGGGCATGGCGAACCTGAACGGCGACGCGCTGACTGCGGCCGAGGTCCCGCTCGCTACGAAGGTCGGGAACCAGCAGCTCCACTTCAGCCCGGCGGCGAAGCGCACGGCCCGCCTCATGGCGCTGGTTCGGGGCGACAAGGACACGGCGCAGCGGATCGCTGAGACGGACTCGCTGCGGTTCACGCAGTGGAAGGACGGGGCGATGCACTCGCTCGCCCAGGTCGCCGACGCAGCGACGAAGGACCGTGCGGTGGGCCTCTCGCTGCGTACGGTGCTCGAGCGTCGGTACGAGATGACCGACGAGGAGATCGACCGCGAGATGCAGCGCATCCGCGACGAGCAGTCCGACCCGTTCCTGATGCTCGACCCGGTCACCGCCGCGGCGATCAAGGGCGCGGCGGGTGGTGGCGCAGGTGCGGCAGCAGCCGACAGCGGCGCAGGCGCGTAGTCACTACGACGCCCAGCTGCAGGTCGCGACGGCTGCAGTCATCAGGACGCGGCCAATGTTCCGCGCCAAGGTGCCGCTGCCGGTGATCGCTTCGACTGTGGCGGCCTACCAGTTCGCAGCGGCGCTCGGAGCTGTCCGGACGATCGCGGGCTGGTCCAAGGCAACGCCGCAGACCAGCGCCCGGACGTTCGCCGGGTGGTCCTCGCTCGGGTTCCCGGTCATCGAGCCGATCATCGCCACGATCGACGCGCGAGTGCCGGCGCCGGCCGAGGCCATTCCGGCTCCGTGGTGGGACGATGCGTCGAAGTTCACGCAGGCCGTCGAGCAGCTCATCGCCTCCGAGGTCGCAGATGCCGCCCGGAGCGCCTCCCAGGTCGAGTTCACGGCCCAGGGCTGGACGTCCTACGTCCGGGTGCTGAACCCCCCGACCTGCAAGCGGTGTGCTGTCCTGGCCGGCCGCGTCTACCGGTGGTCGAGCGGATTCCAGCGCCACCCCGGATGCGACTGCACCATGGTGCCGACCGACGACCACCGCGACACGAACCCACTGCTGACGGACCCACTCGAGGCCATCAAGTCCGGCCAGGTACGTGACCTCTCAGCAGCCGACCGGAAGGCGATCGTCGAAGACGGCGCCGACCCGTCGAAGGTCATCAACGTCAGCGCCGGCATCACTGCGCCAGGCGGATACAAGGCCACGACCACTGGCGTTACGAAGCGCTCCGAGTGGCGCCAGGCCAACCCGAACAAGGCCTTCCGGCTGCGTCCTGAGGGCGTCTACCGGTGGGTGGATCACAACTTCGCGGATCTCTCCGACCAACGTCGCCGAGAGATCGCGATCGAGCAGCTCCGGAACAACGGATATCTGCTCCCCTCGGCCCCCTGACGCGCGAGGCGTCGGGACTACCTCTCGTGAGGAGAGACCCATGCAGGACACGCACGACCAGACCCACCCGTTCGCCGACCTCCTCACTGAGGAGCAGAAGGCGTTCATCAGCGACGCGCTCGCCCGCAATCACGCGACCTTCGGCGGCTTCCGCATGGAGCTCGACGACGACGGCGACGACGACGGCGCCGACGGGGACGAGGGGAACGAGGGCGGCGAGGACGGCGACGGTGACGGCGACGAGAACGTCGACTGGAAGGCCAAGTTCGAGGCCCAGCAGCGGATCAACCGCACGCTCGAGCGTCGCGGACGCAAGGACCAGGCCCGCCTCAGGGAGCTCGCCGGCACGGCCGGAAAGGCGCCCGACAAGAGCGGCGGCGGCGCAGGCGCCGACGACAAGAAGCCCGAGGTCGACGCGGACAAGATCCGCGAGGAGGCCCGAGCCGAGGCAGCGCGGGAGGCGCTGAACGACCGGGTCGAGGCGAAGATCGAGGCGAAGGCGGCCAAGTTCGCCGACCCCGAGGACACGGTCGCGATCCTGCTCCGGTCGCACAAGTACGACGACTTCCTCGACGAGAACAACAAGATCGACGTCGAGGCCATCACCGAGGCCCTCAAGGACCTCGGCGAGAAGAAGCCCCACCTGCTCGCGCAAGGCAACGGGTTCCAGGGCAGCGCTGACGGAGGGGCTCGCAAGGAGTCCAAGGGACGCGCCAAGTCTCTGGGCGATGCCATCGCCCGCCACTACACGAAGAGCTAGGAGGCTCTCATGTCCATCACCCTTGCACAGGCACAGGTCAACACCCAGAGCGACGTCGACTACATGGTCATCGACCAGTACCGCCGTACGTCGTGGCTGCTCGACCAGCTCACTTTCGACGACTGCGTCAACCCCGGTACGGGCGGCTCCACGCTGACCTACGGGTACACGCGGCTCGTCAACGCGCGCCAGGGCTCGTTCCGCGCGATCAACAGCGAGTTCGCACCCAGCCAGGCGACCCGCCAGCGGATGAGCACGAACCTGGTGCCCCTCGGCGGCTCGTTCCAGGTCGACCGGGTCATCTCCGACCTCGGCGACGCCCGCACGAACGAGGTTTCGTTCCAGATGACCGAGATGGTCAAGGGCGCGGTCAACGGCTTCGTCGACCAGCTCGTCAACGGCGACACCGCGGTCAACGCGAACGGCTTCGACGGGCTCGACAAGATGCTCACGGGCACCACGACCGAGATGATCCCCGGCGGCGCAGCGGACTACGTCGACTGGACGAGTGCCGCGATCAGCGACCGCGAGCTCGCCAACACCGCCCTCGACACGATGGACCTGTTCCTGTCGCTCGTCGTGGGTGGCGCTCAGGCGATCATCGGCAACCGCCAGTCGATCACCCGGGTCCGCTCCATCGGCCGCCGCGCGGGCTACTACACCCGCGAGGAGGACGCCCTGGGCCGCGTCATCGAGCGCTACGGCAACGCTGTGCTCGTCGACGTCGGTACCACGGTCGCCGACGGCACCACGTCCGAGACGCCGGTCATCCCGATCGAGACCCGTGACCCCGACGGCGCGGGCGCGGGCGGCAACGTCACCGGCCTGACCGACCTCTACGCGGTCAACTTCGGGCTGGACTCGTTCCACGCCGTCTCGAAGGTCGGCCAGCTGCTCCGCACGTGGCTGCCCAACTTCGAGATCGCCGGCGCCGTCAAGACCGGTGAGGTCGAGATGGTCGCCGCCCCGGTGCTCAAGCGCACCACCGGCGCGGCCGTGCTGCGCAACGTCAAGGTCCAGTAGGAGGACGCCCCATGTCGAAGGCCACCATCCACGCGCCCGTCGAGGACTTCACGGGCAAGGTCGGCACCGTCGCATTCGCGGACGGTGTCGGCACGCTCGAGCTGCCCAACCCGCAGCTCAACTACTTCATCCGCCACGGCTACAAGGTCGAGGTCGAGGGAGTGAAGTCGAGCAAGTCGGAGAAGTCCGACGCGAAGCCGACCACGGTCGACGGGCTCAAGGCCTACGCCGCCGAGCACGGCATCGACCTCGGCGAGGCGAAGACCAAGGCCGAGATCGCCGCGGCGATCGAGGCCGCCGAGCAGGCCTGACCCACCTCTGAGAAGGGAGATCCGTCGTGACGACACTGCCACCGCTCGCCGACACGGCGGATCTCCCCGATCAGTGGGCCAGCTCGCCGAAGGCAGCCCGTGCTCTCGCTGTCGCCTCGTCGGCGATCCGCGAGGCCGCCGGTTCGCCGATCAGCCAGGTCACGGCAACGGTCACCGTCGACGGCGGCCCCGGGCGGCTGCTGAAGCTGCCTGGTCCGCTCATCCGCGGGTCAGTGACGTCGGTTCTCGTCGACGGGCAGCCGACCAGTCGCTACCGCGTGGTGGCCGAGGGCCTGTGGCGCGAGGACGGCTGGCTGTCCTACCTCGACGTCAGCGGCTCCGGCTACGGCTCGGGCTACAGCTACGGCGCCCCAGGTCACCGGCCGCCGGCCGAGGTCGCGGTGACGTACACCTTCGGTCTCTCGGCGGTGCCCGACGACATCGTCGACCTGTGCGCGCAGCTCGCGGTCGCGTGGCTGCAGCACGACGCCGCCGGCGGTGGATCGAACGCCGGTGTTCAGGCCGTACGGCTCGACGACGCCCAGGAGACCTACACAGCCGAGGCCGCGGGACAGGTCTCCCCTGTGTTCATCCCTGAGATCACGTGCGACAACCTCGCAGCCCGCTTCGGCGCCGGCGGCGCTGTCGTCGTGCAGGAGATCCCGTGAGGGCTGTCCGCGCCCTCCCTCGCTTCCGTGCGCTCGCTGAGTCGCGCATGGGCGCGGCGAACAGCGGATCCGACGTCACCATCAAGCGCAAGAGCGGCAACGTCGCCCAGAACGAGGCAACCGGTGTCGAGGCGCAGTCGTGGACGCACATCCTCGACAGCGCGGCCCGGTTCAGCGCCTTCGGTGGTGGCGGTGTCGGCCGCGAGAAGCCGCTCAACCCTGGCGGCGTCGTGTGGGAGCAGGCAGACCGCACCCTGAGCCTCCCTGCTGCCGTCACAGGCCTCGTCGACGGCGACATGGTCGAAGTGGTCGCCGGAGAGATCGCCGGGACGTACTGGCGGATCCTCGAGACCGCTCGCCACGACCAGATGACCGCGTTCCGCGTGCCTGTTGTGCAGGTGGACCGACCCGAAGGCTGGTGAGCTCGCATGCGTGTCACGTGCCGCCACGAAGACATACAGATCCTCGCTGACGACCTCAAGGCCGTCGGGCCGCGGTTCTATCGCGAGGGCAAGAAGATCGTCACCGCGGCCGCCCGCGACGGCGGCCAGACCGCGCGCCGAATCGCCCGGTTCACCGCGCGACGGCACGGCCGCGACTACCCGAACGCGATCACCTGGGACAGCGCGACCGCGATCTCGGCGTTCGGTGGCGGCGAGATCAAGGCGGCTTTCGGGCCGGACTCCTCGCGGCCACAGGGCGGCATGGAGTTCGAGGAGGGATCGCGCAACCAGCCGCCGCACCACGACCTCGCGAATGCCGCTGACGTGATCTTGCCGAAGTTCATCCGTGACGTCGACGGCCTGCTCGACGGCCTGTTCGAGACGGGTGCGCGATGACCGAGCTCGACGAGCGCGAGCACATCGCGGTCCTGACACCAATGATCGAGGCGACGGTCGGGCCGGACCCGGATACCGCAAAGGACCGGGTCTACGAGTACGGCAAGGTCCCGGGGGCCGACGGCAACGACGGCGTGCTGCCGCGGATCTACGTCCTGATCTCGATCGGGCGCCGCTTCGCCCCGCCGAACAAGGGCGACACCACCGCCCGCAGCGGA